CAGCCTGTATACCAAACTACATTTATAGGAACATATCAAGGAAAAAACCAATCAGTAGAACAAGCTGAATCTCAACTTCAAGGATTAAAAGCCTTCTTGGCAGGCTAAACTCTCAAGCTTACATTTAAGGATAAAGGTTATGAAATATGTTTTACGTAATAGAACGACAAGATCAATTAGATAAATTAGGACCATTTGAAGATTGCTTTGTGAGATTCATTCCACAAAATGACAATTTTCATCCTACACTAAGCCCACTTAGTTTAATATACATCAGACCGTTGTCTGATCATAAAGGATATATTCTATGTTTAAGCCACACTGAATCATTCTCACTGGACATGAGTGTTACTCTAGACTGGCTAAATGCAAATACAGGTAAGCTCTGGGTTATGGATAAGAAGCAGGCTATGTACTGGTTCCCATACCCAGACAAACTGTATGATTTGGAATTTATTGAACATCCTAATTTAACTGAAGCGCTGAATATACCAGCAATAACATATTACTATAGCAAATATATTAATTTACCTACTGTAAATAAATTGATTCCTATTAGTAAACACTACGAGGAAAGCGAGCGAGTATTTAATGTAGTATTACCTATAATCCAAAAATACCGAGCAGATGACATTATTTACGCGTTTAATAACGATAATTTAACGCGCGTATTTCACAATATAGAGGCAAATGGTATTAAAGTAGATAAGCAATGCTTCATTGATTGCTATGGTGAGGATTTAAAATATCCTGAATTTAATCTATATAAAGGTAAAATATATAGCCAATATAATCTATACACCACTACTGGTCGTCCCTCAAACACTTACAACAGCATTAACTTCGCCGCATTAAATAAAAACAATGGTGAGCGCTTATGCTACAGACCATCAAACAATAAATTTATTGAATTTGATATTCAGGGGTATCACCCACGATTAATTGGTGAGTTAATTGATTTTCATTTCCCAGTAGATCGCAACACATACGATTATTTAGGTGAATTACTAGGTGTATCACAGCAAGAGGCCAAAGAGCTTACATTCAAACAATTATACGGTGGTGTATGGAGCGAATATCAAGATAAACCATTCTTTAAAGATGTAGCAGCATACACAGATAAATTGTGGGACGAGTTCCAATTTAACGGCTGCGTAAAAACGGAAAATAAAACGTTTAAACGCAGTGAGTTGCCTGATATGACGCCTGCTAAACTATTAAATTATGTTGTTCAAAGCGCAGAAACCGCAACTAACGTTATATTGCTTGATGGTATATTACGCGAATTAAGAGATAAGAAAACCAAATTAGTATTGTATACTTACGATGCATTTCTATTTGATTATGCTAAGGAAGATGGTACACAACTATTAACAGAGATACAAGACATTATACATTACCCAGTTAACATAAAACAGGGCAATACATATCACGGTTTGAATAAAATATAAATATTTATTATGGAACAATTAAATGAATTTTTGGATTTGAACAAGTTATTCTGTACATTTACCTCGCCAGCAGACTTAGACGAGACGGTATCAACGATTAATCGTAGATATGCGGTACTATTTAATAAAATATTTATTCTTGAGTCACCTCAAAGCGATGAATTGATGTGTACTTATAATATTGATGCAGGGAACATGACTTCATCTCCAATGTCTAATACAATATTACTACATCGCAAGAAGGAAAGTAATACATTATACACTATCAACGCACTGAACACATTGATTCAGTCATTGAATGGTGGTATATTAGATAAAAATTATATCGTTAATTGGAACGATTATAAAAATTGCATACTATTAACTAGTGGTCCTAATATTAGACGTTTAGATACGGCTATTCATAAGATCATAGATTTTAGTAAGTAAGTTTTGAAACCATAAAGAAGAATCATAGATTCACAATTATTGTGGTCATAGACCACCTCATTTAAAAACATATAACATGGACTTAAGTCTCATCAAGCAGAAGTTGTCCGCTTCACAAAACAAAGGACAAAAACGTGAAAAAGTAGATTACAGTAAAATCTTTTTCAAACCAAAACCAGGTAAATACCAGGTTCGTATTCTCCCCTCTAAATTCGACAAATCAAATCCGTTCCGTGAAGTTTACTTTCACTATGGTTTCTCTAAAGGACCAATTCTGGCCTTGACCAACTGGAACGAGAAAGATCCTATCGTTGAGTTTGCAAAAAATCTCCGCAAATCATCTGACAAAGAAGATTGGCAATTAGCTAAAAAAATTGAACCAAAACTTCGTTATTTCGTTCCAGTATTGGTACGTGGTGAAGAAGCTCAAGGCGCTCGTCTGTGGGAATTTGGTAAATTAATTTATGAGCAATTGTTAGGTATCGCTGCAGATGAAGATTATGGTGATTTTACAGACATTACTGATGGTCGTGATTTCACAATCGAAGCAGTAGAAGACGTTGTTGCTGGCCGTAAAGGTATCAAATGTAACATCCGCGTTAAACCAAAAACTTCCCCTATCTCTGAAGAAGGTGATGTGGTAACTAAAGCTTTAGAAGAACAACCAGACATCCTCACAATCAACAAACATTATTCATTTGATGAATTGAAAGATTTATTAGATAAGTGGTTGAATCCTGATGATGAAGAAACAACTGAAGCTCCTATCGCATCTAAAGATGAAGAAGAGGAAGAAGATGAATTCTTATCTGAATTGAACAAGCCAGTAGAAACCTACAAGCTTGATACAACAGCAACTAAGACATCTAACACAGACAAATTCGACGATTTATTTAATTAATTAGATTATGGCAAAAGCAAAAAGCTCACTAAGTGAGGTGGTATCCGCTTCACTGAAAGGGGGATTTGACTTAGATAGATTTAAAAAATCTAAATATCTAGATCAATCCTCTAAATTTAAAAAACAACGCTGGTTACCTTTCTCTTCAGCATTACATGATGCTCTTTCGATTCCAGGAGTTCCATTGGGTCACGTATTTGTGGCTCGTGGAGGTTCTGATACAGGTAAAACAACCCTGTTAATCGAAGCAGCAGTTGAAGCGCAAAAACAAGGAATATTACCTGTATTCATTATCACTGAGATGAAATGGGACTTCGCTCACGCTCAGAAAATGGGATTCCAATGTGAGGCAGTACCTGATGAAGCAACAGGTGAAGTAGTAAATTATACTGGTTTCTTCATTTATGTAGATAGAGGTAGTTTAAATACTATTGAAGATGTATCTGCATTCATCGCTGATCTATTAAGCGAGCAGAAAGAAGGTAAATTACCATTTGATTTATTATTCCTATGGGATTCAATCGGTTCTATTCCATGCGAAATGAGTGTTAAACAAGGTAGTAATAATCCAATGTGGAATGCAGGTGCAATGGCAACACAATTTGGTAACTTTATTAACCAACAGTTTCCACTATCACGTAAGGAAAATTACCCATACACTAATACATTATTCGTAATTAATAAAACAGGTGTACAACCAGCATTAACGCCTATGAGTCAACCTCGTATGACTAATAAGGGTGGTAATACAATGTATTGGGATGCTACAATCGTAGCTACATTTGGAAATGTTACTAATAGTGGTACCTCTAAAATTAGTGTACAACACAAGGGTAAGAAGGTAGAATTTGCTAAACGTACCAAAATCGCTATTGATAAAATTCATGCTGACTACGGTATTGCAACAACATCAACTGTAATTGTTACTCCTCACGGTTTCATTCCTGATACACCTGAGGCAATTAAAGAATACAAGAAACAGTATGCTCAAGAATGGTTCAATGAGCAAGTTGATGTATCTGATCTAGTACAGCTAGAAGACAACAGCGAATGGGAAGAAAGTAGCAAAATATCACCTATAGTAGAAATCGATAATGACGCAAGCGAAGAATAAGTATGCAAACATACTATCTAAAGTCAACAATGATCAGCGTGGAGTTCAAGACTCCATTCTGATTATTGATGGCTTAAATACATTTTTGAGATCATTTACAATGATCAACCACATTAATCCAGACGGCCACCATATTGGTGGCCTAACTGGATTTCTAAAATCAGTTGGATATGCTATTAAAATGCTAGATCCAACTAAGGTAATTATAGTATTTGATGGAGCTGGAGGATCTAATTCAAAACGAAATTTATATCCTGAATATAAAGCAAACAGGAATAAATCTAGGATGACGAATTACTCTATCTTTAGCTCTAAAGACGAAGAAAACGAATCTATCAACAATCAGATGGCAAGATTGATTCAATATCTTCAATGCCTACCAGTTACAATGATTGTAGTAGATGGAGTTGAGGCAGATGATATTATAGGTTATTTAGTAGGTAAGTTTGAAAAATATCCTACCACTAAAGAGGCAACAGTATTATCAGCCGATAAAGACTTCCTTCAGCTAGTAAGCAGTAAGGTTCAAGTATATTCTCCAACTAAAAAGAAAATATACAAACCAAAAGATGTACTAGAGGAATTTGGAGTTAGTAGCTACAACTTCGTCAACTATAAAATACTGATGGGTGATAGCTCAGATAATTTACCTGGTGTGTCAGGTTTAGGACCTAAAAAGCTAATTAAAATGTTTCCTGAATTAGCTGAAGATACACCTACAACATTAGGTAAAATATTAGAGAAAGCTGATAGTAAAATAGGTGAGCATGACTTGTACGGTAGAATAGTTGAGCGAAAACATCAACTTGAAATAAATAGCAAATTGATGAATTTACAAACAGTACCTCTATCGCCTGAGAATATGGAAAAAATAAAGCAAGATTTTAATTCACCTTATGAATTGAATAATCATGCGTTTATGACTATGTATTTAGCTGATAAGTTGGGTGAATCAATACCTAACACACCAAATTGGTTAAATCAAGTCTTTGGTCCTTTAAATAATTTTAAGTAAATTTAGGTTATAATAAATAAACTATGACACAGCAAAAATTAAAAACATTAGATGAACATAACTCGGAAGCTTGGTATACTCAAGTGAATATGTTTTCTAATCAACCAAAACCAAATGGTATTGCTTGCTCTAAATGTGGAAGTGAGTTAATGGATACTAATCCAATGGTTACATTAACAAGTTATCCAGCACAGAAAAATGTACACTGTGATTGTGGATATAAAGGATACAGAATAGCATAAAAATTAAACAAGTTACGAATGACTACCCTCTCTCGCCTTAATCAATATGGAAATGCGTTTCAAGTTAAAGTGCTAGGTGCATTATTAACACAACGCGAATTTCTTCTCAATATAGCAGATTCACTAGATCCAGAATACTTTGAATCATCAGCACATAAATGGACTGTAGAATATGTTCAAAAATACTTCCAACAATATCACACTTATCCTACTATTGAAACACTATCAATTGAAATAAAAAAGATTGAAAATGAGGTATTACGAATTTCTCTCACTGACTCACTTCGTGAAGCTTATAAAATGGCTGATGTTAGTGATTTGGAATGGGTTGAAAAAGAATTTAGCGATTTTTGTAAGAACCAGCAAATGAAAAAAGCCATTATGACCTCTGTTGATCTACTCAACATGGGTGATTATGATGGAATTAGAGCATTGATTAACGATGCTATGAAGGCTGGTGAAGATAAAAATGTTGGATTAGACTATTTAGTGGATGTTGAAACACGATATCGCGATGATGATCGTGGCGCTATTCCATTCCCTTGGAAAACATTTAATGACCTTACACAAGGTGGATATGGCAAAGGCGATTTAGTATTGCTATTCGGTAACCCAGGTGGAGGTAAATCATGGGGCGTTATGGCTATGGGTGCTTATGCCGCTGCGCTAGGATATAACGTAGTACATTACACATTGGAATTATCTGAAGGATACGTTGGTAAACGTTATGATGCAATATTTTCAGGTATTGATGTTGATAAACTAAATGAGCATCGTAAAGATGTGGAGGAATCAATTGCTAAAGTTAAGGGTAAGATAATGATCAAAGAATACGCACCTAAACGCGCGTCTTTAGATACGATAGAGGCCCACCTTCAGCAGATGGAACATCAGAATGAGTTTAAACCTGATTTGATTATAATTGATTACTTGGACTTGCTACGCACTAAAGGTAGAAAGGAACGTAAGGATGAAATTGATGATGTTTACACTGATGCTAAAGGATTAGCAAAACAACTCAATATTCCAATTGTATCTCCTTCACAAGCAAACAGAACAGGTGCAGATGAAGATATCTTGCAAGCTAAAAACGCAGCAGGATCTTACGACAAGATTATGATTGGGGATATCATTATATCCTTAGCCCGTGGTCGTAAAGATAAAGTAAATGGAACTGGTAATTGGCACTTTATCAAAAATAGATATGGTGCTGACGGATTGACATTCAGTTCCAAAATTAATACTGCAAACGGATTTATAGATATATACGATCAACCTCTAGATGACGAGGAATTTGAAACTAAGAAAACAAACAAAAAGACAAATGACTTTTCAGATGTAGGAATAGAAGATAAGTATGTTCTTCGAAGTAAGTTTTTAAAGTTTGAAGGGGAACAATAGTATATACTATATTTATAACTACACAAATAAAAAACTTATGATAAAGGTTAAACGATACACAGCTACATGGTGTGGTCCATGTAAGCAATTAGCTCCTGTATTTGAAGAGCTTAAAAAGGAAATTACAGAAGTTACATTCGAA